TCAGGTCATAGGAAGAGCCCAAAGGCAAGGAAGAACGTCGCGTTTAACAATACATTACTTATTCCACAATAACGAAATGAACGGAAATTAGTTTTTTTATTTTTTATTTTAAATGACATCTCTCAAAGATACAATATCAAAGGTTAATACAATGATCAACAAGCTGGAACAAGGTCTTAAATTTCAAAAACTTGCAACAAACGCGTATAAGCTAGGAAAACAAAGACAGGGTAAAATTTATGAAAACAAAGCTAAGAAGTTACTTAAGAACTAATCTCCTCTTTACATTAAATGGGTGTGCCAAGTCTTTTCAAAACAATCATTAAAAAATGTCCAGATACTCATTATTGGAATGAATCCGTTCGAACAGACGAACTCTACTTTGACTTCAACTGTTTGATCCACTATTGTAAAGCTAAACTCAATTTCACGAAGCTTGGAGATGCAAGTTTACGTGAAATTGACGAAGAACTCATCGTTGAAACTATTCGTTACACTTCCCACATTATCAAACTTATCCAACCTAAGAAGCTGGTGTATATTGCTATAGACGGACCTGTGCCTTTCGCTAAAATGGTATGCCAACGAGAACGACGATACAAAAAGATTCAAGACGGTGCGTTTTATACAAAAATGTACAACAAGTATGGAGTTACTCAACCCAAGTCATTCGATGGCAACAAGATAACGCCTGGGACTCAATTTATGACTAAACTTTGTAGCCGAATTAGAAACATTATCGGCGTCGGTGCATTTAGCCAACACGCTGAATCTCATCCGTTTCGCGTAGTATTTAGCGACTGCAACGCGTCTGGTGAAGGAGAAGCAAAAATCATGAACTATATCAAAAATTCAAAGCGAGACGCTTCCAAAAGCCGTAATATAACAATCTACGGTCTCGACGGCGATCTTATCGTTCTCGGTATGAGTCTCGGTATTCCAGGAGTCAAACTTCTTCGCGAACCGGATCAAGCTACTGAGGATGTAGCAAAAGAGCACGGTTCAGAATTTGTCTACTTTGATTGTGACCGTTGCAAAGACGGCCTGATAAAAGAATTTCATTTACAAGATTATGACGCAGACAGAGTAGTAAAAGACTTTACCATGTTTTCGTTCTTCGGTGGAAACGACTTTGTAGATGCATTTCCTCATACAAAAATTAGAGATCGTGGCCTGTTCAAGTTATTTCACGCATACACTCGTATCGTTCCCTATGGTTATTTAGTAAAAGAAGACGATACATTTGATTATTCACAATTATACAATTTTATCAGAGATATAGCCAACGGAGAAGATTCGTGCATGAAACGTTCATTCGACTCAATAACCCACGCGGACCCAACTGAACAGGAAACTCCAACCCTTGAGTCAGAAATTCAAGCATACGAGCATTCCTTTTATACAAATCCACGGAATCCCTTTCATGAATATTACAAACAACACTTTGAAAAAGTACAATACGATAAACATCATAACGTTTGGAAACGAATGTACAATCAACACTTTTTTGGAAAAACTGAAATAAAAGATATTTGCCATGAGTATTTTGTGGGTCTTCATTGGACATTTTCATACTATCAAAACAGCGTTCCTCCTTCCTGGAGTTGGTACTATCCTCATAGAAACGCGCCGTGTTCTTCAGATTTCTTGAACTACGTTCAATCTGTATCAATTCCAGTAAATATCACATTTCCAAAGACTTTCCCCATGACACCTATTGAACAACTTTTAGCTGTTCTTCCTCCTCAAAATGCAAATATGCTTCCCCAAACGTTACAACATCTGATGACCGATGAAGATAGTCCGGTAATACATTGGTATCCTAAAAAAATAAAGTTAGACGTTCTCAAAGGCATGAAAAATATATATTCTGATCCAATACTACCGGAAATAGATCAAGAACAATTGAGTATCATCGCTCGGACTTTTCCAGTACATGAACAAGACGCTAAACGAAATACGTTGAAGGAATCTGCCTTCCAAAAAAGATTCAACCAACGTTACGAAGTTTAAAAATTTATTCTATGTACGTAGTAACCATGCCAAAAATAGATTCGCAAAACACAGGTTACCAAAAACTTCCAGGTACTACGTCATCATTCTCACATAATATATGCTCAAGCTGCGGATGCGACGACATATGCTTTCAAAGCCTGTGTTGGTACGGCTGTGCCCAATGCCTATGGGCAGAAAATCAAGTTCAACTAGGATTTGAATTAGAATCAAGCAAACCATGCTGGAACATCTCTTGCTTGACTCTTATATACCCTATGTTTTTCAACATAATGGGGTTCAGTCCATTGGGTATAGCTTCCCAATGCATGGGTGGAGTCAAGGCTGGTCAAGCTCGCACACGATTCCGTAAAGAATACAATTTATCACCAGATCCTTGCTGCGCGTGCCCATGCTGTGCCAAGTGCTGCTTCGCAGGTGATAAGGAAAAACAAGCAGATTGTTGCCAATGGATATGGTGTCCCGTGTGCGCTTTGTGCCAAGAAACTCGCGAAATAAAAATGTTGAAAGAAAATGGAACGCTTCCAGCTCCGTTCCATCCTCCGTTCGAGCAAGTGATGACGGGGTTTGACGACGACGATGTTGCAAACGTTCTGTATGTAGAACCAATAAATTAAACTTTAAGAAAAGAATTCTTCGTGTAACGTTGTAATATAATCAATAATTGGTTGACTCTTTGGAATTGTATTTAAAATTTTCAAACATTTCACTAAAGTATAACTAATCAAAATTAAGACTTTGCTTTTATCTCCATTCATTTGTGAAACAATATTTAAAGTATCATTTTCTTGGTCTTTCTGGTAATCTAAATAATCGTCTACATATTGAAAATACATCCCATATGTTTTTCCGAATTCAAAAAACGATCTTCGAATATGTGGATCACTTACATTTTCTAAGACCATTACACTATCAAGAATATAAGCAAAGAAAAACGCTGTCTTGTTTGCAGCTTTGTAAAAATAATTCTCTTGTTCCAATTCTCCTTTTCCAAAACATTTAAGAATATTAGCAACATTTTTCATGATTTCATTTTTTTCAAGTTGAGCCACTTCGTATGATACATTTGCGAGCATACAATCTCCAATTAAAATGCTTTTTTTATTTCCCAATATTTTGTTAAATGAATCGTTTCCTCTTCTAATTTCTTCATCGTCGAGTACATCATCGTGTAACAGTGTGGCATTATGTAATATTTCCATTTGTACTGCGAACTTCAAAACATCTTTTGATATAACATTTTCACTGTTTATGGATTTACCAGTATGACAAATTAAATTACTGCGAATCAATTTACCCTTGCAGTAATGTTTGAAATCTTTTGTAATTAACGACTTGATTTTGTTAGTATACATTACATTTTAAAGAAATAAACTCTTAAATGTGTAATGACTACTTTATCACGGACTCCATTTTTGGCTCCTCCACCACTAAAAAATAAAAATAATAAAACGGATAATAGTGGGGTTCCTCCATCAACTAAAGCTACACCAGCTCTCGGAAATTATAATATTAAAGCTGAATGTGATCTTAAAGGCGGAGAAGAAACTCTTGCGCATATTACAGGAATAGGTCCTGATTGGGACATTCTTAATATAACGACATCTGTTTGTGAACGATACGCAAAAAAAGGTGAAGAATGTACCAAACTATTTGTTACAATAACAGAACATAACGATGCAACAAAAAATGTAGTGACTACAGAATGGAATAACGGATCTATGAACATAGAGTTCCCAAAACGTAAGTAACTTATAATTTTTTTTTTACAAGTAATAAATGTGTGATTGTTGGTTCGGTCGCAAGAAAAGAGACGATCACTCTCTTTTTATTCCTAAAACCCCAACATATACACCCAGTCATTATGTAGCATTTACAGAACCACCATACCAACACATAGAAAATCCTTTTGTTACACCAACTCCAACTCCTGATGAAACTCCTTTTGTTACACCAACTCCTGATGAAACTCCTGTTGAAAATCCTTTTGTTACACCAACTCCTGATGAAACTATAACGACATGATTCGAACCGTTTACAACTTTCCTTTGAGTTCATGTTCAATTGAATCATGAATATTTTTTACATTAGGATACATTTGAACTAATTTATTTGTATTCAATGTATTATTACTTCTTTTTGATTTCAATATTTCGTTTTGTTCTTGTTCTGTGAAATTCTTCCACGTGTATTCAGGATCTATGTGTTTTTTATATAATCCCAGAACTTCGTTGTGAGTAACAGGTCCTGGATTTGTTAGATTCACAGTATCCACGACCTTATTTTTAGCCATATCAATCATTAACGGCAATAATTCAGGCAATACTGTCATAGAATTTGGAATATTGACAACTTTTTCATAACCGACTATCTTGGTTATAAAATTTCGTTCATGTGCTTCGCCAATTATAGGCATCCTGATTCGAATGTTCAATACTGGCATGTGATGAAATAACCTATCCGTAAACCCTTTTACTATTGAATAATTCGATCCAAAAAAATCAGGAACATCATCTTCGGTATACCCATTTTCTGGACTATTATCTTGATACGTAAATATACACCCCGTTCCTAGATAAGTCATATGTATTCCTAACTTGTTGCATTGTAGTGCCAAATGAACAGGAGCGTATAGATTATCTTTGACATTTTCGACAAGTTTATCAGGATTTTCTAAATAATCAATGGTAGGTATTCCATCTCCGTGAGTCCTCCCTACTAAACACAAAACACGATCTGGATTGACTCTTATTAATTCTTCTCTGACGAGTTTATCATCGTCCGCTCTAGATTTTGCACGAATAACTTCCTCATCTTGAGATTCTAACAATTCTACACACATAGATCCTATCCACCCATTTGAACCAAATACTAACCACTTCATGTACTATGAGTTTCTTTTTTTTATCTTAAGCTTCGTCCAATAACATCACCGCCATTGACGCATAATTTGCAAGATCCATCAGTGTGTCTCTCAAACTTTCGTCTTTGACTAACGTTACTTGTGTTTTGCTAATGCTCGCAAGCCGTTGTACTTTATCTCCAATTCTTACCACAACGCCAACAGGCCCGTACGCGGCAAATGCATCCCCGTAATCTTTATTCTTCTTTTCGAACATCTCCTTCAATTCCTTCTGCACTGTCTCCAATTGCTCCAATCGATTCATTACGATTTAAATTACTTTCAGCTTTAAGCCGTGCATTTTTACAAATAAAGCATTGACAGTCTGGTTTATGATTCCTTGTTCCACCAAAACTTGATGATGCTTTCTTTTTAGGTGTTTTTGGAGGTTCCGTCATATTGCACTGAATTCCTAAAGATCTGTAACGTTCGTTACAATCTGTTGATGATATTCCTGTATTTTCGTGAAAATATCCTGGAACATCCAATCCCCATGCGTCCCAATCGGTATGAATACTTCGTGAAAATATTTCAATCCTTGAACTCACATTTAAAAAATTTTTGATCATGTCTCGTATTTCGTCTGGCTTCTTAGAATGCCCCTCTCTAGTTGAAGCATATTCTTGGGGTTCATTGTTAGAAGTTTTCCATTTACACAACGGTGCACCTTTCGCACCAACCAGTAGTAATTCAGTAGAACTTCGAGACCACCATCCAGGAACACATACGGGAGATCCATCTCGATTTGTTTTTCTCCATACTTTGAATACCGTCTTGTAATCAAAATTCCAATGAGCTATCAATTCGAATGCTTTTGGTAATTGGGGATTAGACACCCATAGAAATAACACACAATCTTTACATGATATAGATTCTATGGGTAATGCTTTCAGTTCATTCATGGTCATTGTTGGATAATGATCTGTGCACTGATTTTGGATTGTAGGTCCGGCAGATCCATATGACCATGGCGGATCCATATAAATAACTTGATAATGCTTATGGCATGGGAATGCGTCCAAGCATTGTTGCGCGCTCATGCTTTAACATGCTTACTGGATTACAAAATATAAAGAATAAAAGAATAAAAAAAACAATGAAAGAACAAATAGTCAACATTGGACCTTCTGTTTGCCCAGTTCAAGAATATGGAGGAATGATAGACAATTCAACATGCAAACAATTATACGAAATCGTTTCTGGCGCAGCACTAAATTCAACAACCACAACTGGAGACAACGGCTTTAGAACGTCAAAGACCATTCACTTGGACGGGCGTTTGCCAATCGTAATGGCTATGAATAAAAAGTTTGCCAATCTCTGTCAAGTGGACGAAAAATGTGGCGAACCGTTACAAGGAGCATTTTATGAGACTGGTGCGGAATTCAAACTACATACGGACTATTTCGAAGATTTTGAAGTTGAAAAGTATTGTAAAGAACAAGGTCAGCGGTTATGGTCCGTTGTCGCGTACCTAAACGATTCGGAAGGAGGTGGAGAACGGGAATTTCCTCAATATAAAAAGAAATTTGTTCCTAAAAAGGGAAAAATCTTGATCTGGAAAAACATAAACGACGAAGGAAAGCCATTGCCAGAAACAATACATTGTGATCTTCCTGTAACTCAAGGTTCAAACGCCGTTCTATTTAAATGGTTCAGAGAACGTCCTATTTGAAAAAAATAGTTGCTTAAAAATAATGGAGAATATTTCAGGAATTATGGACAAAGCTACAAAAACTATGGAATCCTGCTCAAAACATGAAACGCTACGCGATTATTTCAAAAGATGGAAATTTTCAGAGCGGACGGGACAAAACTTCTAATACGTGATTTTTATGAAAATCATAATAATACTTGTAATATTCGCAAGTAAAAGGTTTTATTGGCTCTGCCCAATATTTTTGTAAAATATGAACTATAAAAAGTTCTTCTTTTGGATACACATTGGCATTTCTTCGCTGGGCCCAATTATGATCATAAGTGATCAAAAAATTATATCTTGAATCTAAATTACCAATTTTTATCTCTGTATTTATTTGATTCTTCCAATAATTAAATAAATGTTGATCACTATCATTAGCTACATTTTTCAAATATTCAACTCTGATTTTTTCATAAAACTTTTTATTTACCAAATTTTCGGTTTTGTAAAAAATCACTCCAGTGTTTGCTTCATTTCCATGTCTTCTTCTGATACAACATAAATCATAATCTCTAAAAAGAAATCTGATATCAACATTTTTCACACACAGCGTATCCCCATCGACACTCGCGCACGTTTTATACCCTAAATTGTAAAAATACTCCGGTCCATAGAAAATCCAAAAACAATATCTCGGCCATTTCCCTATTTGTGGCAACGCAAAATCATCGTGTAAATCTACGTGTCCCCATTGGATTCCATGTTGATTCATCAATTCTGCGTGTGAACATTCGTCAGACAAAATATATAGATCATGTCCTGGATTGTGTTGTTTGTAACTCACCAACGCGACTACTGCAAGCGGTATATAATCGTCGTTGCAAGCAACGTACCATACGTGGCTATCCATTAAATATAAAATCGTTTAAACTTTTAAATTATGAGTTTATCAATGACAGTGTTTGACAATACATTGCATGATGTAGCTAATGTAATGAACAACAAAGAACTAACTGAAATATTAAATTTATTTAAGACTGAACTCCTGACCATTCAAGCTAAAATTAGAAATGAAACAGAAACAAAACCTGAAATTCACAAATTAAAATCAAGCGCCGGGTCCATCGGCGCGTACAAAATAACAGAAAGTTGTGACCAATATTTGAAAAGCAAAGGAGCGAGCGGTCTTAGTCAGTATATATCAGAATGTTTAAATGAAATAACTGAAAAACTTAAAACGTAAAACCGTCTAACTTTTAATGACCTCGCTTGAGGAATATTTTCATCTTACAAAATTACAAAACTTTTTAAAATTTCCCAAACCATTCAAAAGAAATCATTTTGTAGTTTTGAAAAACATCTATAATGAAAAAAGTTTGGTCCAGCTTGTAAAATATATATTTGACCAGACAGATTATGTAATGAAATCTTTCGATTTGACAGAATTGACAGATGTTCAAATAAAAAACATTAAACGCGAGATAGAAATAGTTTTGCATTTAAAACATAAAAATGTTGTTGAAACGTACGGATACTTTTTAGATGGCACACGTATTTATACAATTCAAGAATACGCAAATAGGGGCACTCTTTATAATATAAAAAGTAATGAGTTTGAAGTGAAAAAGATAGCTGTTCAAGTATTAAGAGGTTTATGTTATATTCATAAAAATCACGTGATTCATCGCGATATAAAATCTGAAAATACTTTTTTATTTGACGATGGAAAAGTAAAAATTGGCGATTTCGATCATTCTATTAACTATAAAAGCGAAGTTGCACTATCAATCGTCGGTACACTCGACTACATTTCACCCGAAACATTGACGAACATTCAAAATAATCCTTACGCTTTAGAAAAAATAACATATTCTACAGATATATGGGCTTTAGGGATTTTAATTTATGAATTATTTTACGGAGAAGCACCTTTTTTTTCAGAAGATCCTAAAACCACGCAAGAAAATATTCTTTTTCGTGGTTACAAAGAATTAAATTGTTCCGACAGAATGAAAGATTTTCTGAATATTTGTTTGCAGAAGAATCCCAGACACAGATGGTCCGCGGAAAAACTATTATCCCACGCATGGATAGGAAATACTCTAAAAGCGGAAGTAATTCCAGAAATTCAAACATATTTTTTTAGGAAACAAATGAACTTTTACAAAATCAAAACTAGAAAACAAATTCTTTCATTGCCACCAAAAGTCCTTTTTATTTCAGGATCTGAAGTCATGACCAGCATTTTCTATTCTTTCATCGAACCAAAGGGATATTATCGGTCCGCAGTAGAAGAAGCGAGCATCATCGTCATAGATTTCAATTTATTCAACAAGAATGAAAAATGGGACAAATTTAACGCGTTCAAAATAGCTCTTGTGACAATTCACCCAGACACGGCGACAGAACTACTATCTGACGACTTCGACGCATATATGGCAAAACCGTTGACAAAAGACGAAATAGATTCAATATTCCCGGCTCGACTAAAAAAAAGCAGATCGAGATCATTCTAATAAATTTTTCAATTCACGCGAACTAACTAACTTTTTCACGATGTTTGCGATGAACTTTTGTTGTGTTTCGTGCAAGTAGAAAATCCTTGAAAAGTCGATGAGCATCATCATCAAATCAACGTCTCTGCTTTTTTGAAAATCAATATTTTCATCGTTGACAAAATCGCCAAAAAGACGAGAGAATGAAGCACAAAACAAACTGCTATTGCATATGAACCATTTGTATCGAGCAAGCTGACATACAAAGAGCATAAAATTTTGTTGTCTTATGTTTAAATCCGAAGTACTGAAACAAGACACAAATTTATTTTTAATGTCTTGAATTGCTTCTTCCTCCTTTTGCAGATACATTGATTGTCTTTTTTCATGAGTGAGCATTTTGAATTCTCTTGATACAAGCGATGTATTACAAATTGTTTCAGCATCAGTTAGGCGTTCTACAATGAGACTGTGAATATGTTCGTCCATGATTTGTTTTATATAGAAAAAACGATTCTTTAGGCTGAAATAGAAAAAACAATTCTTTAGGCTGGCTTCAAATATTTGAAATTAATCGTGTCCAAGAATCTTCGCTATTTGGTTTATCAATTATTGAATCTTTTATAATTGTCTCGCAACTGACAATCAATGTAATTCCCTTATGTCCCTTTTCATTAATAATCTTACCTAATTCAATTCCATTGGGCGAATTATTTCCTAAATTATAGTCAATAATAACAGCATCATATTCGCTACACACTACTTGACCAATTGCTTCAAATCCATTGGCACATGTTGTTATATCATGACCTATTGAACTTACTATTTTACTTCCAATTTTTCTAGTAATTTCATTATCTTCCACAAAAAGTATTTTCAATGGTATTTTCAAATGTTTCTTCAATTCTATTGTTGATTGAGGTTGTTTATACGTGCTCAATTCTTTTTTCAAATCAATTATTTCTTCTTTTAGACTGTTATTTTCCTTTGTAAGTTTCTCAGACAGATAAAGTAACCCAGAATAACGTTCTTGAAGATCTAACGATTGGTCTAACTGTGCACTGGGTGGCAATGAAGGATAATAATCCATTAGTAAGTTTAACATCATTTTAAAATTTAAGTTAAAAAATTGTAGTCATAATAGATGGGACTTTACAAGCCACTTTTACCTACATCCATCCTTTTAGTAACGTTTATTACTATGAGTTCATGGACTCTTTACGAAGCTTTTGTAAGATTTGATGATTTGTATACAAATGCCATTATGCATATACAAAGGGCAGATATGTTAGGTAGTCTTCGATGGAAAACGTGGTACATAACAGCAATTTTGTACTCTTATTATGAAAACCAAGGGAGTCTTAATAATAAAATTTTAAACGAAATAATTGGTTTTATGCAAGAATTTGCAGAGTTCAAAGAAAAATATGATGCTGTAAAATTTTGGCCTAATATAGAACCAACTGGAAATATGACTGACCAATTAAATATATTAATAGATTTTGCAAAAAATTCAAATAGTAATGTTGCAAACAATGATTTATTTGAACGCGCGTCAAATAACACTGAATATGTATCTTCCACAATAAAACGTACTGAAAATCAATTTAATAAAACCTATCAAAATTTACATAAAGATTATCTTGTATTAAACATTATCATATGGGCATCTTTATTTTCCATAATAACTATATTGATAGTAACGAATGTGTATTTTTTAATATCTTATCAAAGATCTTCGAACACGGTAGTAGATAGAGTTTCACGAGAGAAGAACAAGTTTATTAGGTACGTGTTTCACGAGATCCGCAATCCTTTACAAGCGGTTCATTTGGGACTCGATCAAATTATGAATTCTGAAATTAAACTTTTGTTACAATATTTACCAGAAATTTATAAAAAAGATGGGTGGGATCTAGCAAGCCGACGAGATTCCATATTAGAAGACATGAAACACGCGACGGAAATCATGACACAACTCGTCAACGATTGTTTGGATTTGCAACAGATAGAATACGGAACGTTCGAGACCCACATGAAACATTGCGTCATGAAAACAATCATTGATAAATCTGTCGCAGCTGCAAAATCTATCGCAGATACAAAAAATATTGAAATACTTACAGAATTAGCAAATGATTTATACGTAAATGTGGATCCCATCCGCATTCAACAAGTGATTACGAATCTTTTATCGAATGCCATTAAATTTTCTAATATCAATTCTATAGTCAGAGTTTCTTGCAACGAATATGGTTTATTGTCAATAGAAGATTACGGACCTGGTATAGCAGAAGACCAAATAAAAAAAATATTCGAACCGTTCAATCCAGAAGCAGATCATCATCAACGCGGTTCAGGTCTCGGATTGTCTATAGTGAAGTCCATAGTGGCGAAGCACAATACCACTATTGATTTAACATCCAGACCAGGTCATACTAAATTTTGTATCAAGTTAGAAATATGCGATGGTTCAGGTTGTAAAGACCGTTCCGACATAGAACAAAGTGTCAGAGGAGCATCGTTATACCAAAGTTTAGTACAAAAACAATTGGAAATTTTACTAGTAGAAGACAATATTGTGTCGCAAAAAGTAACTGCCAAATTTTTAGAAAATTTGAATATGAACGTTGAAATAGCGAATAACGGACAAGAAGCAGTAGAACTATCGTCAAGTAAAAGATTTGACTGTATTTTGATGGACAAAGAAATGCCTGTCATGAATGGATACGAAGCGACTAAAACAATCAGAGGTTTAGGAAATTACGATGTAATAATAGGACTTACAGGAAACGCTCTCAAAGAAGACATTGAAGAGTTTAAACGACAAGGAGTAAACGATGTTCTTACAAAACCATTAAATGTACAAACATTTATAAAAACATTGATAAAGATGAATATAATGAAAAATGAAGGTGGAGATTCTAATATTTAATGTTTTGTTTTTTTAGTTCTTCTCTAACTTTTCCCCAATTCTCAGACTTAACAATTACTCCCTTCTTGGCTAGAAGTTTTTTTCCATTTTGTACCTTCTTTTTGAGGATATAACTTCCACCTAATGTTCCTATGAAGGGAGTTGCTGCGAAGAATATACTAGAGACATTAACCATTTAATTTAAATTTTAATTTTTTTTTAAATCAACACATGTCAATAAAAAATTAATGAAAAGAGGCGAAGGGGAGTGAAGAGACGAAGTGAACTCTGGATGATATTGACATCCCAAATAGAAGGATTTACTAGTGTCTTCTATAATGTCGATGGATTTATAATCGTGAGAAATACCGCTGCATGTTAAAACTGAAGATAGTATATCTATGTAGTCGGGATTAACTTCATATCTGTGTCTATGTCTCGCGTATATTTCTTTCGATTCATATATTTTATGCGCTAATGTTGCATCATCTGTAATATGGGTCTTGTATAGTCCTAATTTCATACTTTTTTGGTTTTGAATGTTTATTATCTTATGCGAAGTAGTTACATCAAACTCTTCACTATTCGCATCTAATTTACATAAATTTCTTACAGCTTCTATACACATCACGTGAAGTCCTAAACAAATTCCAAGTAAAGGAATGTTCTGAACTCTACAATAATTACATATATCTATCATACCTTCTATTCCTCTTGAACCAAACCCACCTGGGATTATAATCCCGTCACATTTCACAATTTCCGTTTTATCGAGGTCTTCTGAAGAAATCCATGTAATATTCAGTTTGGATTTCATTTTGAAGCTAGCGTGTTCTAGTGCGTGAATCAGAGATAAATATGCATCCTGCATTTTCGTATATTTACCAACAATTCCTATTGTAACAGTTGACAAACTATCATCATGAAAATATTCTACATAGTTTTGAAAAATATCTACATTAGGGGCGACACAATTGATATTTAGTTTTTGACAAATGGTTTTATCTATATTTTGACTATGAAATAGTATGGGAACCTTGTATATTGTGTCCACGTCTATATTTGTAAATACTTTACTTTCGGTCCGAAGTTTTAATTTTGACTGCTCATCAATCTCTTCATTTGTTCTGATGATAACTATATCCGGTGAAATTCCTAGCGCTTTCAACTCTTTAATACTATTTTGGGCCGGTTTTGTTTTGAATTCATTCTTTATTTTGGGAATCAAAGTCACATGAACAAAACATACTTCATTATTTGATTTTAATCTGGAAATCGCTTCAACGAAGGGCAAACTTTCTAAATCCCCGACCGTGCCTCCTATTTCAATGATACATATGTCTGAATTTAAAGATGCTTTATAAAGATATTCTGAAATTTTATCTGTGACATGTGGAACAATCTGGACAGTCTGCCCCAAATAATCTCCATTTATTTCTGCGTCAATGACCGATTTATAAACTTTACCAGAAGTAATGCTATTGGCATTTGTTAATCTGAAAGACTTGTTATTTAAAAAACGTTCATAGGTCCCAAAATCTAAATCAGTTTCTGAACCATCGTCGAGGACATAAACTTCTCCGTGTTCGAATGGAGACAACTTCCCAGCATCTACGTTCAAATACGGATCTATCTTTACGATGGAAATATCCAAATTAGAGCTTTGTAACAACGTGCCGATACTACCGACAACGACTCCTTTTCCTAAACCAGAAATAACACCTCCAGTCACGACGATATATTTCATAGTACAGTTACTATCGGATTTTTTAAATTCGGTCATGACAATTATATTTCATAGACGTGGGTTGAAAATGTCGTTCCACGCACGCAATTGCCAACGTTGTCGAAAACTCTTTACACGAGAATATGTTAATGTAACCAGCACCTTTATTATTATACTCGTTGCCTTCTGAGTCTTTCATCATATAATCATAGCTACACAGATGTCCGCTAATGTTAGACTCTTGAATCATTTGTACAAACGAATATCCCGCAACTTCTGGCGTATCGCCGAAAAACATCAGTTGTAATTCTCCGTATTTTGTCATTTCGATAGTTTTACATAAATCATCCACGAAGTCACGAATAACTTGTTCCTTATCTACGAACTCGCTGCCTTTGAAATCAACGGTGAGTTCTTTCCCAAATTTTGTCATCATCATTTTAATTGAATTTAAGACTTTTCCTTTTAAATACTTTAATGGTTTGTATAGCATTTTGTTTTATCACGTACGACAACTTGGTTCGAGAAGACGTCTGGTCTAACTTCTTCCAAGACGCGGATACAGACTACATTATCGTTGGACACGCAAAATATCCCGACAATGTCACTGGCTTGCTCAAAGATAATCTCATAGAAACTATTCCCACCAAATATTGCGACATATCGGTCGTCCAAGCGTCCGCAAACGCTATCGAGTCCTCGTTCGCACAAGGAGCGGACTACGCGTTTTTGACCGACGCATCAGCTATTCCAGTCGAAAGATTTAATGTAATCAGAGACCGTGTTACGTCCTGGGGAATGAGTATATTTCAAGAAACGAGACACAATTTAGGAAATCATTTGCAAATACGATTTGATACGTTAGAAAAACCTGATTTTGGATATGATATGTTTACGAAACAACAGCAAAGTTTTTGTATTTCTAAAGAAGACTATTACCAAATATTTCCCTTTATTCCTACATTTATAAACATGCACGCGAAAGTCTACACGCCCGAAGAACATGTATTCATTAATATATTCAAATATCTCAAGATCCCTTTTAAAAACAGCACGGTGTGCTTCACCAATAATATGTGGCGTAGAGTTCAGGGATATCCTATAGAAGTGTTGGCTGATAAATTACCGATCGCCAAAGAACGGCAATCATTTTTTATACGGAAAGCTACTCAAGAAACTGTTATTACTTTCTAAACTGTTGTTATATTTACACCTGAGAATCTATCGTTTTGCGGGCCTATACCAATGCGCACAAGAATTGTAAATCCAGATCCTACCAACAGTGGATTGAATACGAGAGTATTCACCAATGTGCTATTATCAAACGGTTCATTCTTTTTTATAAGTCCTAGGTCACCATTGATTCCATTGAAATCGCGAGTTTCGTAATTCATAGATTTATTCGCATTTAGCCATGAAGTAGTTTTTGTAGCGTGGACTAGCTTTACCGAGATTTCCATGTCGCTAATTCTACTCTGAGAATTAGGCTGACGAGAACCATTCAAAGACATACCTGAAATTGTCATGTTAATTTCCTCAGTCATCGTACCAGGAGTGAATCTAAATGTTGCATATCTGTATGCCGTTCCGGTAATCCCACTATAGTTTGGTTTATACACAGGATCTTGCGCTTTACTATCGCTGTAATTTAGATACGCACTTGAATCTGCTGGAGTTCTGTAAGCACCGTTGACAAATTGTAATTCATCGGCATAAGTTCCTGCCAATATAGATTTAGTGTGATCGTAATCCACAACAGTACCAGACGGAAATTGACCTGTTCCTAGATTTACTCTATTAGCGCTATCAGTAGAATTATCAATATAGAAGTTTTGTCCCGATATTGTAGTAGAATCTATATATGATGTGTTCCATATTGTATCTGTTTCGAAATATAGTTCAGTACCACCAGGAGTAAACGTCGGTGATATATTTCCGGTGGTTCCAGAAAGAGTGAAATCAATTCCAGTTCCATCGATTTCGACGGATGTTGCGTTCGCAAAGCTTGTACCTGATGCTTGTAAAGTTGATAAATTTCCACCACTGGTTGTTTTTAGCTTTGCAGTTAATATATCATTTCCACTTTTGACAAAATATTTCCCCATATTTTTAAGACTAGCAGTATATCCTATTGTACCTCCGGTCAATACCGTAACTCCACATAGATGTTGAGTACTCGAAGTACTTGTAATGGTAACGTCGTCAACATACGAAGAACCGCTGTAATCATCTACATAAAATTCAGCAGTACCCTTTATTGTACTGTTTTTTATAACGGATAAATTGATGGGAGTTGCTGAAGCTGTAAGCTCGCTAGGTTTCACCTGAGCAGTGATGTCAGCATTTTTCCAAAAGTTTTGATATTGAACAATAGTTTGTTGATCTTCGGGATTTCCAATAATCTGTGCAAGAGCAGCGTTCGTAGTTTGACCCGTTCTATCGTTGGTAAACGGTGATATTTTCTCCTCGACACTAGCAGTATGTCCACCAGAAAGTTGCGTTTTAAAAGTTATACTATCATTTTTTCCAATTGTATCGTTTAGATTATTATTATTTAGAGTTGAAAAATTTTGGAAACTTGTGGATGATTTATTGAAAATAATCGTATTAGACTTTAAGACTGATCCTGATGGAATGTAGAAGTTCTTTGTTGTTGAACTCATACCAGTTGACGATGAGTAATTGTCAGTTATTTGCGATGGTGCCTGTATTTGTACTGATGAAGACCAGTCACTCGGGTTACTCCAATCAATATTTTGAGTATTCTTCGCATAGACACGAGCTCGATACGTATGATCCGCATAAAACACAATTCCCGATTTTGATGTCACGTTTGCATTCGTTTCTAGGTCTGTTCGCGTGTCCGTTACCTGTCCTACTGGATATCTCGAACTACCTCCACTAGTTACTTCATAGTGAATTTTATATTCTTCAATCGGTGGATTGCTAATAGACTCATCAAGAATATCTATGTCTGTATCTACAGGAGGTGTCCATCCAATTGTCACATTTTTTGCAGCAATATTTGGCGTAATAATAACATTTGTAGGTTTATCCGGTACTCCAGCAACTAGTAACGTCATAGAACCAGTACTCGGACAGACTGTTTTTTTTGTATCGTATGGTCCTCCTGTCCTATTATATTTATCATTTTCATAATATCCAGTGACTCTGATATTATCTCCCGGCTTCAATTGATTTGATAAATAGAATTGAAAAGTATTTCCAGATACTTCTTGCAACGGACTTCCACCTTCTGGACCGTCTACCAAGATTCTGATTTTATTTAGATTTTTGTGTGACGCATAATTCCAGTCTAGTTGGATGGTATTTTTTACTGCAGTGCCGACTTTCTCAACTTCTAGGATTAATTTGTCTACATGTGGATCGACAATCCCACTTCGACCTAGAAGTTCTTGGTTTATAGGTGTAAAATCAAATTCGAGATATGTGCTAGTTTGTGTAACTGTTCCAAAAACAGGTTCAACTAAAAGCCCAAAAGAAGATCCTCCTCCTCCGTTTGTATAACTCATTTGACCTGAACTATTGACTTTCAATACTTGTGGTGTTGTAACATTATTATCTACAGGAACTATATCAGGTAAAGTAAAATTAATAGAAGATGAAGTCAATGGAAATGTGATTTTGCATTTATCTATACCACTTACAGTTTTGAGAATTGAAGTACTGTCCATCTTCATCTTTTCCAACATTTGATAATTTATGAAAACGAAATGTTAAGTATTTGCAATAGATTCCAAATACTTAACATTTCGTTTTCATAATGATTAGAAATGGCGGGTTTTAGTATTCAAGAAAAAGTGGATTTGTTGCTTAAGAAGAGTCTTGGAAAGGCTTCGGCTTTACCTAAGTCTGGATTCTTCGCAGAAGAAGCTTCTCACAAAAAAATATCAGCATCCCAAATAAGAACATCGATAATTCCACCTAGCGTAAATGTATACTCATCTGGAACAACTGTAGCGTCCAATTTGGACCTTCTAACTCAAGGAAATGCATACGCTACTGATGACTCATTTGTGACTTACTTTCACAAATGGCCTATGTCCTACATTTATAACGCTAATATTGATTATCCTTCATTTAAAGCAGCCACCGCAGCTTCATCTGGAATAACAACTTTGACAAATACAGAAAACCCTTTGGAAAACTCAATCCAATCATCTGATAATTTCAAAATCAAACTCTACTTGAATGACGGCAGCTATATCGGAGATCCCGTAGGAGATTGGGTTGTTGATAACGATGCCGGAATATTAACGTTTTATGATATTACAAATAATAATCTGACTGGTACATACAAACCATCAGATACAAAACCTCCAAAAATATCATTTTATGCATATACAGGAAATATGGGTCTAGGAGGTCTTGTCGGTTCTAGCGGCGGAACCATTTTGGCCACTTCACAAAATAAAGTTTCTTTCGCCGAACCTATTCCTTTATATATAGAACCTAATATAACCAGTGGCACTACTGCATTTCAAGTAAAAGGTGATGTTCTGGTTACTTCAGGTGCAAACAATGCAACAGGAATAATCAGCGCAACACTTATGACTTCAGTTTCCGATCAGACTCTGAAGAAAAATGTTAAAACAATTGAAAATCCAATGAAGAAGATTAACGCTGTAAATGGAGTTACTTTCGATTGGAAAGACGGAACAGGTTCGAGCGCAGGTGTTATTGCACAAGAAGTAGAAGCTATTATTCCTGAATGTGTAAAAGAAATAAACGGAATTAAAACAGTAAATTATGATTGTTTCATTCCATATTTGATTGAATCGATGAAAGAACAAGAAAAAGAACATGAAAGAACAAGAAAAAGAATCAATGAATTGGAAAAAAAAATATCAATTAATATTTAAATGAGCAATAATACGAATATTACTACAAATCTAACAGATACTTTCGAGATTTTTTCAAATGTTACGGACATTCTTGCGAATGTCACAATGTTAGACTCAGACGATGATTCTTTTATAGAAGAAAATAAACTTTATATAGGACTTGGGGTCGGCGTTCTACTTTTGGGAATGTCTATATTAGCTATTCGTAGATTTTACAAATGTAAATACGTCGGATTTACTCCAGAGTCAAACACCGTTTAAATATTCATGTTCTTGGATTTTAGGTTCTAAAGCAACGAGAGGCCCAAATATCTTTCCCCACATATGTTCAAATATCAGACTTGTATAATATGAGTCTGCTATTTCGCACTTCATCATTTTCTCATACATATCTACGTACATTTGTTTGGAATGTTTCATAATTGCATCTTTCTTTACTACAAATTGCGCACAACCGTACGTATACCACTCCTTATCTGCAGGAGGATCACCTAGTTCCTTGAAAAAATATTCCCAAATTTGTGGCCTGTGAAGATTGCTATTTTGGTAGACCTTACACGTTGCTTCTTTTGTATTTTCTAATAAAATTCCAGATCTGTAATACTTTTTATTATGATTTATATTTATATAATCTCTTGTTCCCCATTTGAATCTCCTTAATATATCCACTAAATCATCATTATGCCATGATGTTCTCGATCCTTGCAAAAAGCAAACATGATCAGGCAACGTGTAATAATTATCGATTATATATTTAGTGTAACTCGACGCTTCTCTACATAGATTAGGTCCAAATTTCACAACGTGAGGCTTAAATTCATCAAGCTCCGTATCGCCTTTTGTATAAATTACATAAGGAATGACCAGTTCCTTTGCCCAAGCTACGTCTTCTTTAAAATGACTTATTACTGCTAGTTTATCATATCCAAAAGTCTCAAAATCCTGCTGATACATCTTTCTCACTAGTTCAGCAGTGTGATTGTTATACATTTGTTGATAAGGCTTGTGCCCTCTCTTATTCACGTGAATATGTTCAAACGTAAAGCCTGATTGATCAGAAAGATTTTGAAGATCCTCTTTAAAGTTTTCAACTTTTCCTATAAAGTCAGCTTCTTCGGGTTTTATAAACCAACTCTGAGGAGCGAAATGACACCATATAAAGTTCGTATTATTGTACAACGTCACGTGATCATAAACAAACTCTAAAAACTCTTCAAACGTATCCCAACCCTTCTTAGTAGATCCCTCGTGACCATATATTTCACAATGTGGAAACCATTTGCCACACCATGCATATTCAGAAACCATTCTCTCAAAAGGATTTCGAACGAATGTGAATTTAAACATCGATTTTGTATCAATAACTTTGAATTCATTTAATTGTTTTAAGGTTAAATGTTGGACCTGAAAGACATAACTGTCATGAACATCAGTAAACTTTCTTTTTCCTTTTCCATGTTTCAAGTTTTGGTCTTCTTTAATATCCATAGCATGTTCTATAGAACTACCTGCACATTTGGGAATATGAATAAAGCATAAATTGTCTTTGTATGGCATTGTTTTAATTATTTCTTTTTCTTTTAAGTAATGAACGTTACGTTGATTTTACTCAGTGCAATATTAATTCTACTGTTAATAAGACTAGTTAGAAAACGACAAACTCCCGAGATGTTTCACAATAAACCAACATTGATATATTTTTACATGAACGGATGTCCTTACTGCGATGAATTTGATTCCGTGTGGGATCAATTCAAAGAAGCTTATGACGGAAACCATGACGTGGTGTCTTTAGAACGTGGAGAGTGCGAACAATACGGGATACAATCATTTCCTACCGTGAGGTTGTACGATGGAAATGGAAGTTATAAAACTTTCAAAAAAGAAAGAACCGTAGAAGAATTATTAAGCTTTGTAGATTAAAGCATTGGAATCCATTCATCTTGAGGTAGAGTTCTTGGACTATGCGGATTAGGATGATAGTACTTTACTGAATCTAATGATAAATATCCCGCTAAAGTGGACATTCCGCTATTACTCATTACAACAGCGTTGCAATGGATTATATTTATAAAATCTTCTCCAAAAGATCTATCTCTGTGCAACACTCCGTTCGGCAAACTGTTTGCGAATTCAACAACATCTTCGCTATGTCTTAGCTCCGTAAAAATATGAACTACGCAATCGTCAATGTTATCAGCTTGATTTATTTGAATGTGATCTATTACTTTACGATACCATTCAATACTTAATGCTGAATGCATTTTATTTGGATCGTCTATTTTCTGAATTCCCATCACTTGCTTTTGCTTTAATTCTGGATCTGAAATATCACCACGTCGAATGTGAACTGCTATGTTAAATTTCGTAGCGTCGAGATACATTTCAAAATTTTGCCCGGACTTTTCCATGAATTTATCGTACAATTGCCTTCGCGTCAGATTAAAAGCATCGCTTGTTATTCTTTGATCGGTTTGCCATTCCCATACCTGATGCAAATGTATTCTACATTGTTTTTTCAATATAATAAATATATCTTCATTCAGTTCATCTCTTTTTTGCCTCGCCGTTTTGACTATGTTTTCCATACATTCAAAACTCATTCCATTGAGTACACCGCATTTGATAAACTCTATCGTATGAATGTTTTTCGGTAGATCTTTAGTCGATACTTCGTGTAACTCAAGTCCCATAATATCTAACGGGGGATGGTAATGGTTTGCATATGTTAGATCATCGTATATTTCAGACATTATTACAGGGGCCACTTGATCTTTCATTTGATGACCATATCCTATTTGCTTATAAGCAGTCCAACCTGTACACGCGTACTCGGTTATATAGATTTTGGGCATTGAAAAAATATAAAGATATTGCTTTATATTGTTTTAAAATGGAATTTCCACGAGTACACGTTGTTATTTCTCATTATAACGAATGTCTCGATTGGTGTTCAGATATTCCTTTTGATTATACCATTGTTTCAAAGGGCACTTCTAATTTGCTGGATCACAAGAATGTTGTCAAAATGCCTGTAAATAAAGGCTTCGAAGCTACAAGTTATTTACAATACATAATCGAGAACTATAATTCTCTTCCAGAAATAGTTTGCTTCTTTCAAGCAGAAAAAACGTCGTGGCACGGTGGTGATTTGATAGATATATTACATAGATTTAAATGGAATATCTTAAAAGATCATCCATTCGTAAACGTAAATAAAAGAGATAAATACTTTCGTTCTTGGATTCTCGAAGGACCTAATCCTCACGCTCACGGTCCATATAAACGAAAAATAGTACACAGACAAGAGATTTGGGACTCGTTATTCACCGAGATGGGACCTCCCCCCGTTGAAGAAGAATGGTGGTGTTACGGGTGCGCGCAATTTATTGTCTCGAGAAAAGGGATTCTGAAAAATTCAAAGCGTTTTTATGAAAATATATTTGAATATCTTCAGCACGATACTTTTAATGGAAAAGGAATGACTTGGGGAAATAAATATATCGCGATTATCTTGGAACACATGTGGTTTAGAATGTTTGGACCTAATATAGCTATAGAGAAAAAATTAACAGAAGAAGATTTTTTAGACTGACTCATAAGTTTTTACAAACAAATTTCTAAAATTTTCTTGATGCATTCTCAAAAAATTGTTGATATCTTTTTCATAAAATCTTCGCGCAAATATAACTTTGTATTCTTTCACAAAATGTTTTTTCAACAAAATATTTGTGAAAATAGACTGATCGTGTCGGTGCGAACTTTGAAACTCTGGCAAGTTCGGAGCTTTGCTCTCGATATCTGAAACTATCTTCGTCGGATGCATCAACCATATGATCCACTCGTCTAACATTCTCAAACAAAAAGCGTTCTTTTGCCAGAAGCTCCACGTCGCCGATACTTGTCTGTGATCGTGAAACTTCTTTTCGTCACACCCCATCGTCACAAAACAATCACGTTTCGTATATTTTCCATGATTGAATCCTCCGAATATAATTCCAAATCCATTGTGATTCTTGTTTAGATACTCGACCGCTGGTTTGATTGGTTCCGTTATTTTCCAATTGTAACATGGTCGTCCCGCGTCGTGATATAAGACCGTATCGCCGTCGTTTAACTTCATCAATGTGTCTCTAATAATAAAAGGTTTCCACGACCAGTATCCAAGTCCTCTATTTTCTTTGAATATTTCGTTTTGTTGATACCAATGGGTTTTTTTGAAATCATCCCACGTCCAATTGAATATATGACTCACTCCTTGTTCGATTGCCGAAATGGACATCTGCTTTTGTCCAGGAAAACATTTTTCATTTGCTAACGTTACCATAGCAATGACCATTGAAGTAATTCTGAGGTATTTATTTTAAGTCATTCAAAAAATAATAAAAATAATTATAATGAGTGGTCGACCAAAAAGAAAAGCAACTGAAAATGTAAAATATAGCTTTGAGAAAAGACAAAATACAAAAATGGTAAATTACAATCAGTGGAATGGCAATAAAAATCTCGCAATGTTAAAATATGTGAAAAAAATACCGCACACTATTTTATATAAGTTTATTCAAACAATAGATTCTGCACATGATATTGTAGAAAGAGAAAGCGCGAAAATGAAAGACTCAAAAAATTGGCAAAATTTGAAGCAACTTGTATATCATGATAATGCAAGTGATTTTGTAAAAAGATTATTTACTACTGAAACTATCATATTTTCAGATTATGAATTATTAAAGAGACTATTGGGATTAAAGCCATTTCAAAGTGGTCAAGATTTTGAGTATATTAAAGAAACATTGTTCAAACATGTACAACTTATAGCAAACAGTCGAGGGATAACTTATAATCGGAACAATAATATGATCAGAAATAGGATGTATTCCAAAAAAATAAAAAAGATAACGAATTATAAATCAGGTCATGTTCATACGAGAAACAACTTGCTCGCTTTTTTTGCAGAGCCAACTATAAGATATATAATTTATGATTCTGCAAAGTATACAAAAGGAAAAGTAGGTCAACATGGCAGTATCACTAGACCAGGTTCACAAAGACATCTTGATTTTTTAAATAGAAATGTAGTTACCCCTGCACAAATCTTCGATTCAAATAATACTGAAATGTCGTCTATATTCACATTCATGTTTTTTGTCGATCAAAACGCAAGACAAAATGGGAACAAAATGAAGCATTTTCAAGGACAATTTGATCAATTATACGGCTATTTTCAATATTTCATTACAATTCCCAAAAATATTTTTAATCGAGCACAAATTAAAAATGGGGTTGGAATAATTAGCAACTGCAACATTCAAATAATAAATGAAATAAATTTCGAATGTGAATATTTTCCTTTTTACAAAACAAATAATAATTTATATCGTCCATTTGCAACAAGTACAACAAAACCAAATCTTTTTCTGAAAAGAGTCAGTATTTTTTCCAAAAATAATAGGTTTTTGTTTTCTCCTGTCGATATGTCATTGAAAGTACAAGAATTGAGAGGACCGTCTATACATGAAATTGTTGAATTCACCATGGATGCAGCACGAAAAGTAACCAGGCAGACTGAAGATGTTAAAAGAAATCTGAAAAACACGATAATTAAAATCGGTCTTGATTGGAAAAGAAGTCAAGATAGTTTTCAATTCTATTATGCAAGACAGCTTCAAAATAAATTAAACGATAGTGTATTCTATATCCATTCTATAGATAAATTAGCCATAGTCTTAGGATTTTTTCATGGTGTTTCTATGATTTTTGAAACTCAAGGAGAATATGAAATACATCAAAATCTAAATGACGAAATAAAAGCCAAAAGAAATAATGAACGAGCTCTTACTGAAGTCACTAACCATAATAATAATAAAATGACTAATAATGAAATCACTTCATCAAGAAAAACACCATTGAAGTTCACTTTAGGATCAGGTTCATTAAAAAATGTAAAAAAGCCAACTAACTCCCGTAAATGATTTTATGAAATCCCTCTTTGTCGCTTCCCATCCAATGCTGATCGTTCCCAGGTTCGTATTCCGCTTCCATCACGTGATACACGTTCCTCTTACCGTTCGGTTTACTCGTTATTATCGGGCAGTACGTTTCCGCTCCTGATAATACCGATGCCCACCATGAATATGAGCTATTTCCTCTGAATAATCGCCTCGAAAAGTACAAAACCAAAAATTCTGGGAAAAAGTCATAAAATATTTCAGGAATTACGTTTTCTCCGACGGGATAATGCCAGGCAGACTTTCCTCTGGCTTTATTATTCCATTCCACTATATTCACGTTGAGGTATTCTCTGGTTCTATAAGCATTATCATCAGATACCCACACTATTAACGCACTTGGATCGCCGTATTTTTCTATAGCATCGGTAATGCATTTTTGCGTAATCATAGAATGCGCTCCTTTATACCCAGGTGATGCAATATCTCCCCGTCGCCAATGAACAGCATCATATTTTCCTTTGTGTTGTGAGAGATTTTTCCAAAGCTGCGAATTTTTAACGTTGTCGTTGAACTCAAAAATACTTTTGACGAATCGAGTTTCCATTATTTTGAAAAGATCGGGGAAATACATGCAATGTAAGTCGTCGAACGCGATATTTGTTTTTCCCATCATTTCTTTATTTGTTTGAACGTATTCAACGTTATCTCCGGTTCTTTTAACGTAATTCTCTAGAGCATATTTCCTATATTCTTTCGTGTCCATATCTGGATGAGTCTGATTTATATGAAGACGCAATTCATCATCTGGAATTACATCAACATATTTGTTTTTCACGAATAAAGTTGATCCTTCCCATTCTGATGGAATATAAAATTTACAATTATATTTTTTCGCATATTGACACCCGAACGAATATAGAAACATTCTGTTTCCAAATCTTCCTGTCCAGTGAAGTAACATTATCTTATGATGTTCCATAACTATTTAAAAACTCTGCTTTTTAAATTCCTACGTTATTGTAACAAATAATGTTTAAATTACCTAAATGCTTTGGATATTCCGATAAGAGTTCAAATACTTTACACATAAATACATCACTTCAAAAAAAGTTAGACGCTATTGAAGAAATTAGAGTCGATCTTCACGAAGAAAATATAGAAGTTCCGGGCGTGGTTGTAGCAGGCGCTCAATCATCAGGTAAAAGCTCTCTTCTTGAAAATATATCCGGAATAAAGTTACCAAACGGAGATTCAATAACTACACGAGTTCCATTGATTATAAGAATGGAACAAAATTCAAAAAGTGAACCATACGCTCTAGTCAATCAAGATTCAGATTTAACAAACTCCACTAAAATATCGTTGTCTGATATTCCTTCAAAAATTATAGAACTCACGAATACTATTGCCGAAGACGGAATTGTGGCAGATACTCCAATTCATCTTAAGGTCGTACAAAAATCAGGACCCACTATGACATTAATCGATCTTCCCGGTATTACCCATTTGTCAAAAAATAATGTTCAACAGGATATCCATCAAAAGACAGTAGATTTAGTGAAAAAATATATTAAAAATGAACAGATGATTATTCTCTGTGTAGTACCTGCTGTTGATGATTTTGCCAACGCAGAGTGTATAAAACTTTCTAAGGAATGCGATCCAAAACATCAACGTACGATTGGCGTTATAACTAAAACAGATATGGCTAACATAACAATCCGAGATAAAATTATGAATAATACTCTCGGAGTTGATTTTATTGCTGTCAATAACAAATCAGGAAGTCGTGCCGCAGAAAAGAAATTTTTCGAACAAGCCGCGTTTTTTGATCAAGTTCCATCACACTTTATAGGAACCGATACGCTCATCCGGAAAATAGTAGCTATTCAAACTAAATGTGTGAACGATTTTGTTCCAAAAATTACAAAAGAAGTCACCCAACGAATAGAAGATATTCAAATTGAAATCCATAATATCAAGCCAGAATTTATTACAGACGAACAACGAGTAAGTTATATGATACAAACCGTGATGAATTTAGTCCACGAATTCAAAAGAAGAATACACAATCCTGATGAATTTGAAATGGAAGATAGAATCATAGCCAGAGCACATGATATGTATATAGAATTTTCAAACACTATTAAAGAAAAAAAACCATCATTTCATACCCACGACTATGCAGAAAAAATTTCTCAAAGCTCTAAAGAATCAAGAGGAATCATGTTAGAAAACTTTGTATCTCAAGTAGCATTCAATTCTATATTCACAGAAACATTTACAGAATTGTTTAGATCTGAGGGTGTAAAGGTTGCAGAGCAAATTGCAACCTTTGTGAAACGTTCGTTGAATGACGTCACCAAAAATAAATATCCTGCATTTGAAAAGCGTTTGTTGGAAGTCACAGAAAAATTTATATCATGTCGTTTACAACAAGTAATAGAGCATATAGACGCCTCAGTAAGAGCAGAAGCTTTTATATTTACTCAAAATAAACATTATTCAGAGAATGTTAAAAAATTCCCAGATAATGACGGAGGTCATGTTCAGTCTATGCAACGCAGTTTGGAAGCTTATGCCGATGTATCAATAAATAGATTCTGCGATAATGTATGTATGATAATACATTTATTTTTGGTAACAGAACTTCCCAGTAAGTTACAAGAAGTATTTGTAGAATCTATGCCATTAAAAGATCTTCAAGTTTATTTAGTTGATGAAGAAAGTATATTACTTCAACGTGAACGGTTCGAAACATCAAGACAACGTTTCGAAAAATCTCTAAATGTTTTAAAGAAGATTGCGTAAAGTTTCTTAAATGCAACGGTCCATAATATCATCTAAACAATTCAACAGATCTAAAATCCAAAGGCTAGTACACAATTCAAAACAAATCATTTTAAATGAACATCAATATTCAAACGCTTTACAGAATAAAATATTAGCAAATGTGTTTTTTGAACCTTCAACAAGAACATCTACATCTTTTCAAGCTGCTATGCTTCGATTGGGAGGAAAGGTCATTCAATTCAATCCCAGCATATCATCCACAAAAAAAAACGAATCGTTAATCGATACGTTGAGAACTTTGGAACAATATACAAACGTAACTGTCATGAGACATCCTCAAGCAAATATATTTGAAGAATTGCTTCCTAATTTAAAAAATCCATTGATAAACGGAGGAGATGGGGAGAACGAGCATCCTACCCAGGCTCTCTTAGATATTCTCACAATGCAATGTGAATTACATGTCCAAAACTTAGATGATCTGACAATCACTATGGTGGGAGATCTAAAATACGGTAGAACCGTTCATTCATTAACAAAAATGTTATTAAATTACGAAAATATGACTTTTAACTTCGTGTCTCCTGAATCGCTGGAAATGCCTGAAGACATAACGACGTTAATAGATAAAAGTAATTCTTCGTATAATGTTTATACTAGTTACGCGCATTGTATACCATCTACAGATGTGTTGTACATGACACGAATTCAAGAAGAAAGACTTCAGGGGGAATCACGCGAAGTAAACTACAGTCTTTCTATCACTGATTTGGACGATGTTGCGCCTCATATGATAATTTTACACCCATTACCAAGAGTGAACGAGATTCAATCAGAAGTTGATTTACATCATTCCGCAAAATATTTTGACCAAGTTAAATATGGAATGTATATGAGAATGACTTTGCTTTGTGATGTTTTGAATATTATTTAAAATCAAAATTCTATTATAAAATAAATGTTCCACTACTACATTTTACTGTTTACACTATTTTACTTTTTTATTGCGTTTCCGATATACGTGTTTTTTATTTATAAAGCAATAACCTAAAGAAAAACACAGCTATACATTAAATGGTTCTTAACATTGTCAGAGTTGTACAGCACCAACATGGACTAGAGATAGGAGGAAGGACATGGAAAATCCGTCACGATCTTAAAAAACTAGGAGCGAATTGGAATCCGTTCACTCGTAAATGGGAATTCACATGCAAAGATATACAACGTGCTAAGTTTATCATTTTAAATTTCTTTCAACGACACAAATTCATTAGATATACATTCAAACCATTTCAACATCCTCAATTTTTTGTAAAACAACAAATAACTAAAAAACTTGTTGCTGATGTTTTACATAAAACAACACTGCCTTCAGTTATAAAAGAAAAGATTTACGAACTCTCATACGAGCATAACGGATGTTATTGCGCTCTAAATTGGACATGTCCGTTGTGCAAATACGCTTGTTGTACTAAAGCTGTCAGACGACACTGCGTATGTACAGTCGCGTTTTGGTGTCCCGACCACGGTCATAAATGTGTTGGAAATCACGACTAACACTCTATGATTTTTTTAATCTTGTCTACTAGTCTTTGATTATTATACATATTCCGTTTGACCTTGGTTCTCTGCTCCCTCTTGAATTTAGAATCTTCGTCTCCCATATCTTCTTCTAATTTTGTTATCGCTCTCTCGTAGCGATTGAATTTGCCATCTTCGTTATCCATGTATGCAGCCGTCGTCAACGCATCTGTCACGTTGTCCATAACTTTGTCGACTATATCTCTAGACGTTTCTACTACGTAATCTTCTCCATCGTATACTTTTCCATACGCTGCTCTCAAATTTGTAATTAATATGTTATGGTTCTCGGGATGTTCCGGGTTAAAATGCACTTGTTTGACCAATCTCGGAATTATCTCGTTTCTGAAATTCGCCTTACTACACAATTTTAGAATAACAGCCCTCGTCAAATATTCCATATTCTCCTTTCCGAAAGGATTCACTGTTATGTTATTATTTATAGTGTTGTTCGTTGTGTTAGTGTTATGACTGTTCGTGTTATTATTTGTGATGTTGTTATTATTGTTCGTGACATTCGTAGCTACTGGTTTGCGTTCTTCTAGTTGGGTTTCTAGTTTGACTCGATATTCTTCTTTGGCTTTGCATGTTATATCATGTCTCGATAAATTACTTTTTGTTGTAAATATTTTGGAACAAAATCTGCATTCTAAATCACAAGATGTGGCTGAAGGTTCATATTCTAATTTTATCTCCATGTTTCTTATATAATCATCCTTCATTTTACAAATAGAAAGATGGCGATTTCGTTCACCAACGGAAGAATATACCTTCAAGCAATACAAACATCTCGGATGATTCATTTGACCATCCTTATGATTCATTTGACCATCCTTATGATTCATTTGACCATCCTTATGATTCATTTGACCATCCTTATGATTCATTTGACCATCCTTATGATTCATTTGACCATCCGAAATTTTACAAGGGAATTTCCGAGCCAAATGTTTGTCTAAAAGGTACTGCCATTCGAATTTTTTGTGACATCTCTGACATTCGCACATTTATATTCCCCTTATATTTTTTATTTTAAATCTAATAATTCTAATAATTCTAATAATTCTAATAAATATATATAGGGAGAGAGTTCATATAAAATTTTAAATTTATTATATAAAAAAATAAAAGATACATTATAACTTTTTTATAAAAAACATTTTTCTTTGTATAGGAACTTTCAAAAAAAAGTCCAAAAAACGCCATTTTTTTACATTTGAAAAATTATTTTTACCTTCGTTTTCTATTCTAATATAGGTCCAAATTTTTTTGAAAAAAATGGCCAAAAAATGGCAAAAAAACGCAAAAAAAAATGTAAAAAATACTAAAATGCCATATTTGAAAGGTCTCGTTTATAATTGCGCTAAATGGGCTCAAACTGCTTATAACGATTCTATGGAAAACGGAACACTATTATACGATATCAATACGGATTGCCACGTTCACGTGATTAACGAATCAACGAGAACTATTATCGCGTTCCGCGGAACAACTACGTTAACAGATTGGTTACACGATTTTAAGATTCTAAGAACAAAAGTTGATTACTTAAACGGAACGCTTGTTCATAGAGGATTCATGAAGCAATATAATTCTATAAGAGAAGAATTGTTAAAATTAGTTCCAGAAGGACTACCCATCATTTGCTGCGGTCACAGTTTAGGAGGAGCGTTAGCAACTGTGTGCGCTTTAGATTTAGCGCTCCAACGTGAAGATCAAGTTTCGTGTTGTACGTATGGAAGTCCTCGAGTGGGGAATCTCAAGTTTGCGAAACTATTTAATAGGGAAGTTGCAGTTTCTTTTCGGTGCGTGTTTAAGAAAGATCCAATAACGTTTACTCCGTTGCCGATACGATTTAGGCACGTACGAGGAGGCATACATTTTACGGATTCTGGGGTTGACTTCGAACCCCCGTCCACAAATTGTATAGGATGCTGGGTGACGCATCATAATATGAGAGAATACGTAGGGTCCGCGTATAAATATTCGCAAGAGTCTAAGAGAATCAGTGTGTCACAATGACGTTTATTTACAGATCAAATTTATTTATTTATTTAAAATTGAATAATGTGCCATTTATTTGTAAATGAATGAAGCTGCTAAAAAACACAGAAAAGCTATATCCGAACACTTAAAAGCTTGGAGACAAACGAATGGTATATTGATAAAACCTTTAACAACTAAAATGTTGAGAGAATTGAAAAATAATACTTATGGTCCTACTACTGTAGGTTCTATGAAAGGTATGTATTCACAAATGAAAACACTATGTAGAAGCCCTCTTTCTAATAACTTTATGGAAAAAGTCATAGAATTAGATCTGTATGATTCTGCTGAATGTTTAGTGGCTATGACGAAACCTGATCAGTTTACCAATTCGACCCCCAAAGTAGTTGGAATGATATTCTTTGGAGAACACGATGCGGAAATTCCAGGACAATCTGGTCATATCGAACATATGAGATGGCAAAATATCGCAGTTGAGAAATTATCGAAAGACGGTAAATTGGCCGAAATTTATTTAATATGTACCAAAAGTGCTCCAGGAGGATTAGGAAAGTATCTGAACACCCACGCGTTTCATGTGATTGCGAGTAGAAGAAAGAAAGGAGGTGCGAAATACAGCGGTGTAGTTTACTCCGTCGCTCACGAGAAAAGACATGGTTTCAATTCTGTAAAAAAAGAACCAAATTATAAGATAGCACTAAAACTAAAAATGAAACCAATGAAAACCTTTAAAGGCGCATCTAAATTGGAATTCATAGAAAATAGAGACGATGCCCCTAGAACATATATGCAATTTACATCTTCTACACCCCATATGTGGCCAAGTAAAGATACGGTGCGAGATATTTTAAAAGTTCCAAAGAATCTCTCAGAAATTTGCCCACAAGTTCCAAGAACCGGGAGAAGCAAATGTTACTGAAATCTTGTACTAAAAACAAAACCATTACGTCAACGAAAAATATGGATGGATAGTGATTTTAGGACTGGATTACAACCGTTGTGGTCTTGAATAACCGAGTGGAAATATATACATTAATCTTTTTTCTAATATTTCTTAAAGGTGTTTCTTTGTTACAATGTTCAAAGTGTTGTATATATTTAATCAATGGACTACAGTCCAATCCCATTGGTATTCATACAGATTATAATTTTAAGTCCAGATTGACTTCTTTTCTAGAATTTTGCTCAAGTGTTTTACTGCAAAACTAAGTTGCGACAGTTCTTGTTCAATTTTACACATTCTGTAAGACAATATGTGATTTGTTTCATCAATAGATTCTTTTATGTCTTGCGTAGATACAACAATATCTTTGAGTGGTTTTTGAAGTGGAATCAGATTATCACTGAAACTATATGGTAATTTCTTTTTTGGTTTTACAGGTATTTTAGCCATCTTGATTGCTCTCATTATATAATCATTTCGCCATAATCTTAAATAAGGCTCTAATGTCTGTAAATGCTGCATTCATTTTCGCTTTTTGCTACACCTCCGAATGGTGCTGCTAACACCGCTTTTGTTTATCACATTAATATTCTTGTCCGTTGAACTATCTCATCGATTCATGTAATCTAAAAAGTAATTTGGTGTATACTATAAATGCAGTGTGTCGCGAGTGTTGGTAAATATATCGCCAAAAACAGGTATTGGTGCCCAACTAAAAAGGACAGGATTAATTTTGAAAAAGTGATGAATGAAAGAAAAAAAGAGATGGCGAACATGGGAGGTTTCGTACATTGTGAGATCATAGAATCAAATTTTGTGGGACAATATGAATGCACTCAAATTTGGGAATCGGACGTTGCCTATCAACAATGGATGACATCTAAATTTTATCACACCAATAACTTGGATCACGGTATATATCAGTATATGCCTACGAATAAGAAGATATCTGTCCCTGAAACATACACACCGTTTATTGGCTGAAAATTAATAAAATAGAAATCCGTTATCAACATGCCCTCGGAACAAATGTGAACAGAAAGTTTTACCTATAAAGTCCTACATAGTAAAAAAAACCCAAGGCCAAATTCTCAAACAAATCAGATTTTCAAGAGATTTAAAAAAAATTCCTTAAAGTATTCTACCGTTCAAATGGGCAACGCATCTGGAAAGTTTAAGCACGATCCACTCGAAGACGACAGTACAGAAGGGGAAGGAGAGAGTACTCTTTTACTACTCACTATTTGTTACGGATCAACATTTGAATATCTCTTGACCAATCTTGTACAAAATTACAAAACCATTACCGTATCGCAATTAATTCTTCAAGTAGCACTCATGCTAACTTTATTGATTTTTGTGTCCATGACACTTACCATGATCAACAACGCTCTTATTTTAATATCTTTCGCATGGCTTTTTAAAATCTTTTCATCTACCCAATATATAGAAATTACTGAGGTAGAACCTATTGAAGAATCTGACCCTAACCCTGAAAAAGGCAAGGAATTGCTTACTTTAGAAGAACAAGACAAAAAGGCTCAAGAAGAATGGATTAGCCCTGCTGATAAATGGAATCCATCTGAAGAATGGCGTGAGGGATTTATAAAATTGTCCACTTTAGGAATATGTGGTAAAGATGATTGCTTTGGAAAAATTCTGTATAAAGTAGCGGCGTTTGATTGGCCGAAAGTGTTTCAAACAATATGTGTAGGTGCTCTGATATGGATCTTCCTTTTGTCACTTTCTCTTATGGGAACCGGGTTCAAATTACTAGGAGGAAAGGATAGTGCGAAAATGTTCGATGTTGTTGATAACCCCATGTCTGGATTAATGATAG